CTCTTCATGATCGCTAATTGCGACCAATCCAAGGTGATCATGGAGTTAAACAATCATGCCGCCGTTGGTGTACGGCAAGCAGAAATGCTTAAACACTCGGATTTGTTAGGAGCCCTATGCTCCAGTGTGCCGATAGATGGAAGACAACCATCGACGCACGCTCAAGTCCGTCAGGTAATGGACGACATTCGCCATTACCTCTCTTTCTTCACCCTCAGAAATGGGGGGATTGTCAGATATCCTGTTCCACAAGGGAATCTAGACATCAGCCTGCCTTGGCTGCAGGAGAAAGAGCTCTCCACTAAATTACAGGGAGATGGACCGGTAGGTTGCATCCCGGGGGGTGAGAGGCCCCCTCTGGGTCGTGCGGGCAGAAATGCTCGCACGGCCCAAAAACGGAATCCCGGACGTCGGCGTCCGGTCGGTAGTCAACCAACAACTACCAAGAACACCCAGGAACAGGTGTTTCAACGCAAGATGACACGGGCCTTTGCAGATCCTCCGAAGAAGTCGAAAGGGCGGGATAACCGCTGGAAGTACACTTCTGAGGGGCAGAAGCATTGGACCTTGCTCAACTTGTATCCAATTGGACTCAAGAAATTCCACGTTGGTGATTTCAGGGGCTCAGTGATCGATATGACGGAAAAATTCCTATACATTTTTCTGGCGCGAAAGATTCGAACCAAGAATATTCCGCTCACTGAGTACCGAAGAATACTGAAATCAACAATTTACACCCTTGTGGCCTTGCAAATAGCAAGTTTGTTTGACGGTGGCGAGATGGATATGGAACAGGATTTTGCAAAATATCACTGTACCAAGATGACTGCGCAGTGCATCAGAGATGATCAGATGCCTCCTACGCCGTCTTGGATCCATGTCCTCAATTTCCCCCTATTCTCAGGACAATTCCAGAGATGGGTTAATGAAATGAAGTGTCACCGCGACTTGCGGCTTGCGTTCAGTATAATGAACACTAAAGGGGCCTGGCCTGCATTGGGCAGGGAGAGGTGGTGGAAAGCTCTTGAGGGGCACAAGACAAATATCTGCTCTGTTGAGGAGAAGATTGCTGTGGACGAGGAAGTCCTCGATGATGTGGCAGCAGCCACTTGGTATCAGATAGGCAGACATCTCAGGGATCAAGATCCTGATTTTATCTGTCCGACACCGTCATCGTCACTCCAATTCTCGCGAGAGAAAGGAGGGTGTGCAGCAAACTTCGATCCCATGAGGCAGGAGATTGTATTGGAGCGGCGGTCAAATGGCACTTTCGATCGGGAGTGTCAGAGACTGGCTGATATAGGCTATGCGTGGGAGCCAAGATCAGGAGAGAAGATAGCAATAGATTCTCTACTATCCTCCTTCGACGACTGGCGTCGGGAGACGTTCACCAAAGGTACGGTGATGTCTCTGATGGGCGCAGACGATGTGTTTAAGAATGGTCCAGATTACGGTCATTGTAAAGTAGTGGCGGTTGAAAAACCTGCCGGTGTTCGTATTGTCACAATCCATGATGCAAACATGGCTGCAGCTGTGCAACCTGCACAGAAACAGCTTTTGAATGCTTGGAAAGACAATGAACACTCTACCTTTACTGGTGACCTAACCGATAAGGTTAATAGGATACTGTCAAGGACGACAGCTTTCCTTCGTAAAGAGGAATGGGAGAAGAAACACATACATGGCAATAGCGATCCTTGGGTGTGGATTAGTGGTGACTATAAAGATGCTACTGATCTGCTGAGGATGGAGTGCTCAGGAGCAGCACTCTCCGCTCTAAAAGGTCTCGG